GCGTAGGCTCTACTACTTCAGTTGCAGTTGGCGTAGGCTCTACTACTTCAGTTGCAGTTGGCGTAGGCTCTACTACTTCAGTTGCAGTTGGCGTAGGCTCTACTACTTCAGTTGCAGTTGGCGTAGGCTCTACTACTTCAGTTGCAGTTGGCGTAGGAGTTGGTACCACACACGTCTCAATAGATGCCACATTACCGTTAGTATCGATTTGTAACACTATAGAATCATCGCCTAATTGCCACCAACGATCTTGTCCATCAAATTGTGTCCCGATTTCTAACCCAGGGGTCGTAAATAGTTGTGTGCCTACTAATAGATCGCCATTATGAAATAATTCAGTTGTTGCGCCAGTAGCCACACATGCCAATACAGCAGTTGGATAACCTAGATCAGTTTTTAATACGATTGATGCCATTTAGTTAAATCTTTTTATACACAGTCCGTCTGTCTGTATTATATATCCAGATTTATTATGTGGCGAATCTCGTCAACTTTGCGGCTCTAATAGAATTTAAGTTTTTACCCTTAGGACTATATTTAGCGAATACTTCTAGATCAAATGAGAACTGTTGATCATATTTATCAAAGATATCTAAACCAATCTTTTTAGTATATGTCAAGTTAGGGAATTTTAGTTTAGCCTGTCCACCGATTCTACCAATATCGCTTGATGCATCATTACCATAATAATCAGTCATTCTATATTGGAATATGATATCAACAGATAATGCATTGGAATTATCTAATGTAGCTACTCTACCCTTAATTTCTTTTCTGCTCTGTTTGCTGTCACCGTCAACACTCAGTGTATTTAAGTTAATTGGTGATAAGAATAAGAAAGCCCCACACGAACGACCACCTAAAAGGTATTGATCATTGGCATCAAATGACATTTTAAAAGTTCTATCACCTTCTGTTATTAAATTAGAAGTTTTTTGGAATGCTAATTGTTTAGTAGCTTTAATTGAATCAACGGCAGATGGTGAAAAAGAATCTCCAACCAATGTGCTATTAAATACAAACGAAGTTCCACTAGCATATGTTGCGCTTATAGGCATCGTGTATATTGCATTATTAACCATTGATTGTATATTAGCCTGTTGCTCACCATCGCTAACATTACTTTCGTTTACTGCAACCTCTTGTGCATCAGCATATAAGTTTTCTAAATCAGGGTGGTCTTTATGAATAAACAGACCGTTGTTGTAATTTGCAGAACCTATTGATGCAGATGATGAAATACTACATACATCAACCTTTGCCGGTGAAAATTCTCCGCTTAAGTTAGTTACTCCACCGTTATTGTATCTACCAAAAGTTCCTGTCCATATAAAATCAACAGATGTACCATTACCAGTTGGAGCAATTAATGCTACATCTGAAGTCAACGGTTGGAATGCCGCATAATTTAGTGAGTATTCATAGTTGTCTAATGAAGCAAGGCTAGTAGATAATAGAGACTCTGTTATGTATAATGGGTTTTGATTAGAAACATCCATAAATCTAGAGTATACAAATTGCCCACGTCTTTGTGCCGATTGGTATGGTGCTTCAGCCAATAAATCATAAGATTGAATTGACTTAGAATCTATGTTTTGATACTGAATAGGAACCAAATCATATTTACCTTCTGATGTGTAATAGTTATCTGAGCTTATTTTATTATCAGTATCGTCATTTAATGTAACACCAAACCCGTTATCTGCAATTGCAGAACCCGCAGCAGAAGATCTGTATGCCGGTAGATTTCTATCACCAACCAATCTAGAAACTAATTCTAATTTAGTAGCCTTGGTGTTTTCTAATAAAAGTTTAAATGTTTTAGTAACAATATGCCCTTTCTTAACTGTTAAACTTGCAACCTCATCTGCATAATATCCGGCGAAGATTTGATTTTTAGTACCATTATTAATAACAGTAACCGTACCGTCCTCATCCATTATTTTAACAACTAATTCACCGATTTCAACCTCAACCGTACCCTTAAGGGCAGCTATTTGTGCTTCTAATTCGGCAATCTTATCATATACTGAAATTGGTTTTTGTTCAGCCGAAAGAAAACCAGATGCAATACTCGTAGCGCTATGTGCATAATACTTTTCATTAGCACTAAAACTATCATCAATATGAGTAAATACACCCTTAGATGTTAATTCTTCTGAAATTTTAACAGCAGCAGTTTCTGCGGCATTTGACAATAATAAAGATTCAACATTAGTCGTATCAATTTCAGCAATAGGGAAATCAATAGTGATTGCTTCTGACCAATCAGAATAAATTGGGTTGGCGGGATAACCAGCTTCAGAAACTGATTTAACTCTAATCTCTACCAATTCACCCTCGTTAATTGCGATATCTAATTGGTTAAAGTTAACCTCTTGTGCATCTTCAACCAAACTATCTTGCCACTCAAATTTATTTGTAGATGAGTTTCTATATCTGTCTCTAGCTTTAGTTTTAATTTCATTCCAATTTGAGAATACGGCTGTTTTCTCTCTAGTGCCTTCAGTAAACGGAAGTTGAGTAACCTCACCCGCTTTACCGCTAGTAGACAAGTATCTATATTGTATAACAAATTGTACAATGTTTTGATCTACTGTATCTGCAACTTTTTTTGCACTAGGTACAGACCAGAAACCTCTAACTCTGTATTTAGGCGTAACATTAGTTGCATTAGTACCTGATGCTAAAGATTGAATTTGATTAACAATACTATTATAAAGATTAGTTTCGCTAGTTCTCTCGGTAATAAGAGAGTTTAATTCATTTTTGTCTTTATCCTTTTGGATATTAGATTCATATTTCTTAGTAGAAATCTCAGATCTCTTTTTAACAATAGTTTCATCTAACTTCTTAATCTTTTCCTCAACGTTAACCTTATCAGCTGAAAGTTTCTTAATCTTGTCAGCCGCGTCATTCGCTGTTAGGTGCGAGTTAATTTGTACTACCTTAAAGTTGTTAAGATCTAATGTTGGAGAGTCTGGGGTAATACCCTGTGCAGCCGGTGGGATAGCATCCTCTTTGAGTGCACTGATATATCTACCAAAGTCAGCAACTTCAGTTTTGTAATAGTCATCAAGTCTAATTTCTGAACCATTGACCTGAACCAATGTTAATTCATTTGTATATAAGCCAATACCAGGTGACCAGTTTTCAGCTAAGATTTTTGAATCAGGATCTATCGCCTTAACAAAGACTAACATTCTCTCATTAAATCCTACATTAAGATCAATGTTTAAATTAGCAGCATCATTTTTATAGATACCTAATTGATTTGCACCGATTTTTATAGATTCATAGCCCTCAATTGTTAATAGCTCAACTTGATTAGTAGATCCATCGACACGAGTAACGCTATACCTAGTATTCTTAGTACCACTTTGAACCATCAGCTCATCGCCTACTTTTAATACCTCAGTATCTTTAAGGTCTTTAGTAGCATCTGTATATGTTAATTTATCAAGCGTATATAATTTTATAGCTCTTTTAGTAGTAATACTATCAACTACAACTTCTCTCTTAGAATTATTAATTTTTAGAACATCAAACTTACCAGTAAACTGAGCGTTTCTATATGGCATGTCACGAGTGTCCTCGTCTAATGTATATGAAAGATTGTTATTACTAATTTCTTTAATTACAGTTGAGTAATTTAAACCCTCTTTGTTTTTGTAATTAGCATTGAAAAATTCAACCGATACCGCACTAGTAGAATCGATTAAGATTCTTTTAACTAAGACCCTTTCAGTATTATTAGGAATTTGACCACTAACATTAATACTAGTAGTTAACAATGGATTTAAGAAATCCTCAAAGAAATAGTTTGCTTTAGTTGCAAAATTTACAGGTCTAGTAAAGCTAGTAATATCATTAGCTGGCGTTTTAAGTGTAGAAGTAATAATATTTTGGTAAGTACCGTCCGGTAACTTAATCCTAGTATTACCCTTACCTAACCCAGATAATGATTTTAAATTCGTGTCTAATCTCTCTAGTTCTCTCTTCATGTAACCAAACGATGGCACATAAACAGTTTTAGTCCCATCAGTAGTTAGTATCTCAAGAGGTACATCTTTCTGATCGGTTGTAATCGCCTCATTAATTCTCTCAAATGTCTTTAAGGAATTTGTATTGATTTCAAGTAGTTTCTTGAGCGAATTAGAAATAGAGTTGTTAGTATTCATATTATCTTAAAATATCGGCTTCAAATTGATAGTTTGCAGGATCAATGCATACTAATTCAATATATGGTTTATTTGTTATTAATTGTGTTGCATCTATATCAGCTATCAATTGATCATATCCAGTAGTTCCACTAGTCCAGATTTTGATATTATTGCCTGACATATTTATTGCGTCAAATGTAATTTTAAAAGTTTGTCCGCTTTTCCATGCGACTAAACTATCATCAATGTATATATTAAGATCACTTTCAGGATCAGAAATTGTTCCATCCGGTTTTCTAATTAAGCCCTTAAGACTTAATCTATTTGTAAACAGATCTAGCCTGGTCCAAATAGCAAATTTAACTGAACCGTTACCAACATCACCTGCATCAAACCACACACTGTCAGATAATTGAGTAGCTACCGCTTTACCTGCTATATTCCATAAGTAAACATTATTTAACGCATAGCCATCTACCGTGCTGTTAATTTTAATTTTATTAGGAATGGTCTTATCAACTTCTGTACCCTTGCCGGCAAATAAAACATCAGTGTTATATTGTAATTCTACTGGAATAGTGCCATCAATCAGAGAGTTAATTTTATTATGTGCTTTAGTAATTAGATCTAAAAGCGAATTTGAGTCCGCTAGTTGAATTGAACTATCTTGAAATTCTTGTTCCAATGACGCAACTCTATTTAATAAAGAAGCACTTTGCTCAGATGCTGTAACCAGATTTTCAATACTGTCAAGTCTTTCGCCTATTTTAGCATATCTATTATTGGCTTGTAATAAAAGTTCTGTTGCATTTTCTAACGCAGTCGTAGTGTCCATGAATAAATCCATAGAAAACGTTGTAAAGTCATTTACACTAGTTTCTACACCAACATTATCAAGTGATGAATTAAATTTTAGATTTAATTTTAACGAGAACGCGTTACCATTAAGGCCAGTAACCTCATTTGGTTTATATTTAATCTGTTCGTTAATTTTAGAACCAGGTCCATAAGAATCTTGAATATCATCAAGAATTAAGATACCATATAAGTTAGTCGCTCTATTGGCTGGCACTGACTGGCTATAGATGTCATAGTATACAAGAATGGCATTAAAAGTAAACTGTTGACCCTTTTTAGCAAAGTCAAGTAATGATTTAATTTCAGGATTTGTGTTAATCTCCTCATATGCATTAGCATCAAACTGAATACCTACACTGTTGGTAGCATTAGTTTGAATGTCATAATAAGCTCCGCTATTTAATGTATAGCTATCAACAATTGCATTAATATTAATATTAGGATCAGGGTGTGTTTGACCCTCTCTGCCCTCGATATAATCAGATGCATATAATTTAGTAGCTGTAGTATTATAGTTTGTTGGCTTAAATAAAACAGTAGGTGTATAACCAACCGAAGTAGGAACATTAATATAAACTTCGTGATATGTATTGCCTTGATATGCAACATCATTCTCAACATCAATAGTTCCTAAATATTTAACAACTCTATCATAGTTCTCACTAGCAAATACCCCATTAACCTTTTCGGTATAGTTACCTAATAGAGTTTGATTAGAATCTGCCGTAATAAAATCAATAGCACCTAACGAAGATAACCATTTAAAGAAAATCTTTTCAGAATCGGACTGTAAAAGAATCGGATCATAGTCGTCATCTTTTAACAAAAGCTCTTCCATGTTCAATGCATAGTTCTGGAATGTCTGCGCGAAATCAACATTCGGCATGCCAGCAACATAAGCTTGACCCGAAGGTTGCTTAAGATTTAATTCAAAGTCTATTGTGTTAGAACCATTAACTGAATCAGTAAAATCTGGAAGATCTAACAAAGCATATTTGCTAAACTCAAAATTTAAGTCTGAACTATTAAAGGCCCTAGTCATATCTCTCGCAGAAGATGCGAAAGCATACATTGTGCCACCCATGGGCTGCGGTATTCTAACTAGTGGAGTTGCCATCTATTAATTAAATTTTGTTTTTATACTATGTTAGTATTATGTGATGAAATAACGTACCATTTGTTATTAAAACATCTTAATGTTACTGTTGAGTTTTTATCCGTAAGCGCAATATTGTCTGCCCCAAGTGAGCCTAAAATAGATATAGAACTACCAACCGTATTAATAACAGTTACTTCTTGACCATCTACTGCTTCGGGCAATGTAAAGTTAGCGTCAACAAAATATGTAATTGCAGTGATTGACGTTGGTGTAACTTGTGTAGTTGGTATATCTATAGTACCTAATACCCCGCTTTTAACTAATGTTCCATTAAGTTTAGCAACGTTGCTAATAGTAACTGGTGTATTAAACGCAGCTCCTAAACTATTAACAGAAAATAAACTTGTACCGCTTAATAAAACTAACAACTCTGCGGTCGTTACTTTAGATGCTCCGCTTAAAGCTGAAGTTGTTGGGTTTAATAGAGCCGTAACAGAAGCTAACTCATCATTTAGCAACTCAAAATTACTATTGATGATCGGTCTCGATGAAGATACTGAATCAGTACCTAAAATTTCAGTGATGTTTGCCATTTTATTGTTTTTATTATTTTACTTTTAACATGTTTCGTTTTACAACGTTTTTATTGCCGTGGGTGTCTTCCGCCTCTAATTGAATTGAATAGTATCCAGGTTCTTTAAAGATGTAAGTCAGCCACATATTATTATAGTATATATCAGTGATTTCTGGGTTAGTTATATTTGTGATAGTCCATTTGGCATTTTTTCTACCAGGGAACTTTGAAATATCAGTTGAAATCGTAATATGTGTTGATCTTTCAACTTCGGCATAGTCTGTGAACACTCGAGTATCGTCCCATGTTGGGTTAAAATGTTCAACGTGGGTCTCACCACTAACGTTTGAATTAGAAACAGGGTTTAAATTAAAATCTCCACCAATATAATTGATGGGATCCACATAATTACCCTGTTGCTGGATATAATTTTGAGCCCCGGGACTTATTTTTATAATAGAAACAGTTTCAAAATCATAGGTTCTTGAATATTCCCAACCAACCGCTAAAATAAATCTAAATACATCGCTAATACCGTTATCATCTAGATCTTCGAACACTGCGTTGTAGTTAAACTTACTTATAATAGGATCCGTACTAGCGTTTAATTCATCCATTATTTGTTTCCATCCATTTACATCGTTAACTGTAGTTGGTGTTGCATTTGTTATAATATGTTGTCCGGTAGAAATTACACCTGTTTTAGGGTCTCTATATTTAATAACTAACGTATCGCCTTGGCGAATATCATTAATTTTAAAACTAGAAGTTAAATCCGGGCCAACTCTCATAAAATTCCAAGCTAAATGTTTGCTATCGCCATATGTAAACGTAGATTCATCCCACGTGTAAGGTCCTGTAGTTTCACTAAAACCAGTCTTAGAATAAATATCCATATATCTTCTAACAGTAGAGAATCTTATACCTTGATCTTCTTCAAAGTGAATATAGTTTGCCCTATCTAATGTTAGATATAATGTAGCAATATCTTCGTCAATCGTAGTAAGATTATCCTGTGGTGAATTCCAATAACCACCTGATTTTGACCATGGTAGTTTTTTAGCATCCCATGATTGATCTTCTAACCACTTATAGATTCCGTAAAGTTCTAAATTCTTTAATTTAATATCTATAACGTCATTCATCCTATAATGAGATCTATGTCCAAATAGGTCATACGTCCTCATCTCCACATTATAAGTGTCAGCGTACGGTAATATCAATGGAAGTATTAAGTAGTCATCAATGGCTCCCCTGTATGTCTGGTTGTAGCCCCTGTCTTTACTTGTAATAACCCATTCAATTTCATAAACCCATGCCTTCCACCAGTTATCCCAAGTTACCTTAAGATTTGAATTGGCATCCACTGCATCTTCCCATGTGAAAAGAGCTTCGTCCCAGATATCATCAAAGGATTCTGTTCCATCTAAAAGAACTGGACACCCAATTGGAATATTAGGGTTATAAGAATGAAGTTCTCTATCATGATATGTTTCATAAAAAGTATTAATTATACTCTTTAATTCAATTCTATTTGCAGTGGTTAAATCATCTTCATTACCGATTCCTAAATTTAAGAATAAGTTATAATTATTAGTATCATCATTTTGGTCCAAAATAGGCTTAAGAACCATTGACATGTCTTCAATAAATAATTGTTTATCGTTAGGGAAAACATTAAACTTAATATCATGACCTTCACTGAAAAAACTAATCGGGTTTTGATTGTTCCAAACGTTTAGATTTCTCTGATCAAAATAATCACCTTCGGCGGTAATATCTATAATCCTCGCTTGTAGTGGTAAGTACTCTTTTTGTAATTTATTCTTTAAACCATATAGTTTAATTAAGATTTCCTCTGGCGTATAATCGAATGTTTCTGTTACATTAGGAATATCCCACTCATCAAATGTACCATTAGGTTCATTCAATCTATAAACAAGACTAAATTTACTAGTCTTCTTCATTGTATTGGATGGTAACTTAAATGCTAATCTTTTTCTGGTAGCCTCACCTCTAACTGAAGAATGCGGAACTGGAATCGCAAATAATTTACCGAAATTCTTAACCGAATTATCTATATTTAACCAGTATTCTTTTAATGTAATTTTATCATAACCAAAAAAGTCGATTGCATTTAAAACCGCTTTATATGTACCAACAAATGGCTTAATATTATGTAACTCTAAAAGTAACTCTTTTCTTTTTCTGTTTAAAAGAATATAATCAGGCGACATTTCGCTAATGTCATGATCTTTAAATAACATAAAATCAGCTTCACCTAATGTTGCTCCAAAATTAGAAAGTAAAACTTTAAGTCTTTCATCCTCGGCAACCACTTCACCGTAAAATTCAATTACAGCAATAAGAGTTCTAACACCATCAGACAATTCATATACATTTAAGTTTCTAAGATGAGGTCCCTCTTTAGTAGAATTTAACGCTATATTAAGTTGAATAGCTACATTACTTTGAGCGTTTAAGTGTTTAACACCATCTGTGATTTGATCAATATTTGAATTATCAATTAAATCAGTAACATATGTTTTTAATTCTTTAACAACAGGAATATTACCAGTGTGGTCTATATCATATAGAGTAATATCTTTGCTATCTCTGCTATTAAATTCCTCCCACTCAAATACAAACTTGGTTGGATTAGCAGTTTCTGCGACTGGAAAATTTATGCTTGGATCACCATTAAAGATACACTCTTCTAGAATAAACAGATTGACCGTCTCGTATAAACCAGCAGAAACTTCCGCCAAGTGGATCGTACCTTGATATACCCCGAGGTTATCTGTCTCGAAGTTTAAATCATACTCTAATCCCTTAAAAAATCTTAAATTATTATACATTATCTAGTTTGATTGTCGTCTTTTTTAACGGTATAATTTTTGTAATTCTTTAAATACCTAGTTCCTTTTAAAAGATTCTTAATAGCATCTTCTAAAAAGATTAGAAAATGTTGCATTGTTTGATTTCTTTGGATGTGACCAGAAAGTGATCTACCTATAAATTCACTAGGTGGCAAAGCATCATAGTTATAACCAACATGAAGTCTTTCGTCCTTTCTAGCTTTAGTAGTGTCATATCTTTTAACACGTTTATATCCAAGTAAATTATCAAATAAACCCATTATTTAAGTGCTTTTCTATTTCCAGCCTGCATTCTAGTGTATATTGTTCTAGGAACTGGCTCTGCTTCAAAGTTTATACTAACAGCAGCCTCAGCATTAATCAGAACATCATCAACGATTTCATCACCGTCTCTGTCTTGCCAACCACCTCTAAATACTGCAACTTCTTCTTTTTCCATTATAATGTCACCCCATTGATCAAGGCCTTTAACGGTATAAGGTATTTCAGTAGTATCCGTAACAGGTACTACTTTAACATCTTCAATTCTTTTAAAGTAAACATATTTTTGTTTACCATTGCCAACAGTTTCTAATGTCACTGGCTCTTGTGGGGCAATTGTAACATTAACTGATTCATAATAACCTAATCTTCTAGCAGTCTCTTCAGTTTCTGAAATAAACCTAACATTAACAGCATCGATACCTTCAACCTCTTCTAAGATATACACAATATCTGATTTAGGTAATTTATCTCTTCTTGTAATGTTTAATAAGTAGTCAGATACTTTAGTTCTAACAGCATTATAGATTTCGTCTTTAGTGTAACCTTCGAAATATCTAATATTAATATCAATACTATAATATCTTATTTGCGGCTTAACAAAAACAACTTCAGTAGTTACCATTTGTTGACCACTATCTTCAAGAACTTTATGCATTGCATCATATTCACCCTGATCTAAAAACATCTCTTCTTGTGGTATTGTAAAATAGTCTTGGTTTTTAGCCAATTTCTTTTTAATATCCGGTACCGCGAAAATATAGATAACATTATCGTCATCTAAATATTGATCATCAGTTGTATTATACGCATCTATGTAAGAGAACATGTTATATCTTGATAGGAAATATTCATAATTGTCTGGTGTTGCCAAGACAAATGATTTACTTGCCATCGGAGTCATAATCTTAGTGAATTGTGTATTCTCTCTATCACTACCCATTTTTGGTGATGAAGTAATAGTTACATCTAAGAATTCATTTAAGTCATGTTCAGTTCCATTTGAATCTGTTCCTACAGCGTCCCACTTAATAGTTAAATCCGGTGAATCATCCAAATTACCAGCTAAACCTGTATGTTTTACATATTCTACTTCAATAGTTGCACCAGCCGGTGGCACCATACCAAAACTACCGTTACCAAAATAAAGATCTAGACCTCCACTAATTCCTGTTTTAATCAAGTATGCCTTTTCATTTGAACCCAAGTCATATAATGAATTGTGTTTAGTCCAAAGTTCGCCATTAACGCTGACTGCAACTTTACTGTGATCAGTAATACCACCGGTATTAATACTAAACGACTGTAATTTATTACCATCACTGGTTACTGTTTGTTTTTCAAATTTACCTTGAATAATAGCAGTCTTAAATGAATTGTAATTTGTCTTTTCTAATTTAAACTTATCTTTAGAATTTAAAAGTGTATATGTTAGGCCATTAATATCAAATTTAAGTTGAGCTCTTGAATCTATGTTTAACGAATTGCCAGCTACTTTACTTAAATCAGCTCCGGGTTTCCATCTAAATTCAATTTCACCAGTTGCTGCAAAACCTCTAGTTGCATCATGACCAGTCAATCTAGCCATACCATAAATAGACTCAGGCTGTTGCGCAGTGTATATGTTCTGCTCTACAACAGAATCTTCAATATAGAACATGATTAATTCTACCATTTCTGATAGAACACTAATTATCTGTGCAAATGGAGATGCCACGGTAAATAGAGTATTAGCTCTATTGTACACCCTAGAAATATAGGTTCTCGCATCGCTAGTAATATTATCAGCGCTGGTTCTAATTGTACTTAAAAATTTTAATTCGGCCATTATTTTTCTTTACTTTTTTATAGCATACTTACTTTAATAGCATATCTACTATCTATCGTAATATCTATATATGCAATATCTCTAACTTCACCTTTCATAAAATTAATCTCAGTTTTAATGTTATATTTTGTCGCAAGTGGACAGTAGTGATTTATTTGATCAGTTATTCTAGATCTTAAGTTGTGTTCATTTGATCCAAAGTCATATATAAGTTCCTCTAAACTACAGCCAAAATTAGGAGTACCCATTACTTCTCGCTTATTAGTGAATAATAACGTTTGAATCTGTGTGATTAACATTTCTATTTCACTATTAGTCTGAACCTGGGTTTCATCGTAATTCGGATCGCTCGGATATTTTATATATAGTTCCATTTATCTATGTATCTTATTTATTTATGAGTGCATCATCCAATCAACTCCCTCGTCTCCTTTAATCTCTTCGTCAATAGCTGATAACTCGTCATCTCCCATGGATTTGATAGCATCATAATCAAAATCAACATTTCCTGGCAAAGCAAATTTAAAAATACCTAATTTAGTACCGATTGATTGTTTAATTTTAGCACTAACATATCTAAAGAAAATTTCATCACTGTACAACGCACAGTCTGGAATAGTCTCATACACCTCAAGAATAACATCGCCTTTAGGTGTATCACCTAGGAATTTTAATTCGCCAGTCAAACTTGAATAGTTATATGATATGGGATTCTCTAGAATCTGTCTTGATAAATCTGCCATTGAAGCGTTCAACACATAGTATTGTAATTCTTCTGCAGCCTCAGCCATCCCAGAACCTTCATACATACCTCTAAATAGCATTCTTTCCATAGAAAAGTCAGAACCAGATTGGAATCTTAAATCCATTCCAGCACCGCCACCGTTCCACCCAGAAGCTAAGTCATATAAACCGTAAACAGAGTATACTCCACCACCTCCATCTAAACCAGGGCCTGGTAAATTAAGTGCTCTATGTGATTTAAAGTAATCGGTACTAAATACGTTACCTGGTATATGATAGAAATTCTCTTTTACAGAGTACTCATATTTTTTATAGAACCATTTTTTAGCTCTCTTAATAATATTAATGATTTCTTTTTGTGGTAGATTAATAGGAACCATGCACGCTCCAGTAATATCATCTGCCACTTCATCTAAGAATAGATTTAAACAGTTAGGATCAAAATACCTTCCAGTAGTTAAATCATTATTTGAGCCGCTTATAATTTCACCCATTTTATTTTATTTTATTTTTTTACTTACAACAATTTCTGTTTCTTCAAACCTAGCATCTTTGCTAGTGAAGCCCTCTCTGAATATACCGCCTATCATTTTACCTCTAAACATAGTATCTCTACCGGCAACATAGCAGTTAGTTAATTCACAACTACCATGTGTGTAACTGGATTCAACTTTAGAGTCCTTTACTTTAGTAGACCTATATAAACTACCCCACATAACAGCAGAACCTGTGATATCGCAGTTATAAAAACTACAATTGGTTAAATTACCAGCAAGTTCACAATCAATAAATTCAAAATTTTCTAAAAGATAAACAGTTGGAAATTTACCATCTTTAACCTGTACTGCACCATAATCTGAATCGTAGTTTATAACACCAGCAGTCATTGATCCATTTACAATAAGATCCATAACTCTATTTTTAAACCTTTCCCATTGTACTCGTATAATAGTTGGATTATCTTGTAGATCAACCAATATTTGTATGTCCGGCCAATTTTCAGATACTTTAGAGTAGTCTTTAAGCATATCAATCACAGGTTTATTCTTATTTAGAATTCTCTGTAATTCAATTTTATTTTCACCAGTAAAACGAGGATCATTACAAGAGTTCCACATTTGTAGTAGGAAACTTTCAGTTAGGTATAGAATATTATCCGTTTTTTTCTCATAATCTGCGCCACCTAAATATCTAAACTCAAGATAGTTCTTTTCTTTTTTAGAAAAGTTTATACCATAATATTTTGTATCGGCAAATTTAAAGTTATTTGACGCAACTTGATTGGGATCAAAATGAAATGCTTCCCATTTTGGCATTACCCATTTAATACTTTTAGCGTATGCTGATTTTTCTCTATTTGGGAAAAACTTATAGATTTGTTGCTCATCAAAGTCTAAGATAAATTTAAGAACATTCATCTTGGAGATAAGTGCAGGATCTTCTAAATATTTTTTATCGAAAGATAAATTAATGTGGATTGACGCCCTGTCGTTGGTATATCCATTTTCAGATATCCAATTAAGCATTTTAATTACCATAATCCTAGCGTTTCTATACGGAATAGGACCTGTAACTAACTCGATAAGGCCTTTACCACCAGACATATCTGGTTCCATTTTAAACTCTTCAGCTGAAGGTTGAAAATCAGAATGTGCCTTATCTTCTAACCTAATTTTTCGATCTAGAAGCTTTGCCAATGATTTTTGGGTAGCTTCTAGATCGAAATTAGAATAGAATTCAAACTCAACACCCATAAGTGCCGCGTTCAAAATTGATTCTCTTGGAGAATCTATAGTTAATTTTTGCATATTAAGATTATGATATTATCGTTTGAATATATATCACACTCTCGATGCGATAGTTATTAAGGCATTTTCAAAAATACTTTCATTGACTCAACGTCAATTCTGGTAATTTGTACGGTGATTGGATCACCGTTTTTAAATACACTCATAATTTCTTCACCAACTTCACTCACGTGCAGCAGTCCAGTCACCCCTTCTTCAATACTAATAAATAAACCGTAGTCTTTTTTAGTTTTGACAGTAGCTTCAACTACCGAAGGAATTTGATATCTAGATTGAATATCATTCCATGGATTAACTGTAGCGTTAGCTTTTTGAGTAAGCGTGATCTTAGTATCACTAATAATATCTTTAACGATAAATGTGATTTCATCACCAGGTTGAATCTGTCTAGCTTTAAATTTAACAAGAGTTTCCTCATCTAAGTCGTTATTGTGAATCATACCGGTCAAACAACCATTAAATTCAACAAATACACCATACTTAGCACTACCTGTTACATTACCTGTAATTTCAGCACCTTGATTTGCTTTTATATTTTCAATCTCGTTTGGAATTAAAGCTTGTAGATATTTTCTGTGAGAAACTACCAACGTGCCTCTGTCTGGTGAGAAACTTACAGGAACAACATAGATTTCAGTACCAATAATAGAACTAAAGTCATGTAGTTTATTAATACCTGCTAATGAACCTGGCATAAAGCAATCAATTCCTTGGATGTTTACCATGTAACCACCATTTTCAATCATGTGTGTGACTTTACCAACCCATGCAGTTCCACCAACTTCAACGGCTTCTCTAAGATCCATAAAGACTTTATGTTTTATGCCGCCGTTAATCGATCCGACAACATGTGAATTGTTATCAGCTGAGGTAATTAAAACTGCTGTTTCTTCACCTGGCTTTAAGGCTTGGATTGTAGCAGGTTCCTTATCATATTTAACATATATAAGTTCTCTGTAACCAATATCGACACTAATAAATTCTGAACTAATACCATAAACCGTCCCAGTATGAATTTCTCCAACATTCACGGTAGTTACTATATTGCCCATAGAATTATCATGTGCAGTAAGCATGTCGTACATTTCTTGAGCGTATGATTCTCTAGAAAAGACCTTATCACCATTCATGGTTTTAATATGTGGGTTGGGTTTTTTGGTTTTTGATGGGCAACTAGCTTCATAAGCGTCCCACATGAAGTTTCCTTCTTCATCGTAATAATCATCTGATCTGTCACCATCATCTGATTTAAGATCTTTTAAGTTTTCGACTGTAATGTCTAGTTCTTCAACTTCTACAGTATTGACCTTAGCTTCGCCAATTCTGATCCTTTTGTTTTTTTCGTTGTTCATTTATTTTTATATTAAAGGTGTAACATATTATATATCTATTTATTTTTAGAAGACTACCGGTACAAAACCCACCATAGGCACAGGACCGACTGGCGTTGGTATACCCCCTAAATAAAGTAGTTTAAATTCTAATAAGTGCAATGCGTATGCCGCAGCAACAGCAGCAGAAACTGCAAGTGCAGGTGGTTGAGGGGCTGGTAATACGCTGAATGTTTTGCCAGTATTCCATGCTCTTCTAAGATTTTTAGCCAATCTCTTTTTACCACCATAATAAATAGGTACATAAATACCAGTCAGCGGCGGGGGAATTAGAGCTGGTAATGCAGCCGGTGCTGGCGCAAACGGTTTAACTAAACATGCATACCAATATGCAATAGTTATTTCAGCCATTTCTTCATATGGATCTCCACCTGGCCAACTAAAATCTATATCAGTATCCTCTTCCGTAGCGTCACACTCGTCGGCTGCTTTTTTAGCATCTATAACCTGTTGTCTTTGAAACTTAAAAATAGTACCGCCAGCATTTGGGCTTATACTAATAATATCATCAGCTGACTTAACATTTTTAATGGCTTCAGGAATCTTTGACCAATGTATATCATACTCTAACTCTTCGTATTGTACCTTTACATATGTGTTGTCTTTTTTCCACCAAACTACTTTAGTATCATCAGATACACCATGTTTAAAACTCTTTTCGGGGCCACTGTCATATGAGAAAAGTGCAACCACGTGGTCTGTTAAAATTTTAGGCCTTTTGCTTGGATACTCTGGTAAATTGTGTTCTCTGTTAAAAGAAACTTGTATCTTATATTCAGAAAGAGGACAATCTGACATTTTAAAGTTGTCTAAACCTGCTTCGAACGCCGAACTTACACCATCAACTAGAGCCTTCCAATCATAACCCGCAACCTCTATATCTGTTCTAGCTTTTTCGCTTACGTTAACGTATGGAAATCTATTGACAAAATAAGTACCTCCAACTACACGTTGTACTTCGGTAAGATCATCGTATTTTGATTTACCTAAACTAGTAGCCCATAATTTATATTTGTCTTTTTCTCTTTGACTAGACAAATTATGATATTGTTGTAATAATCTATTTGCAAATGACTTGGCTAAATCCGATACCGTTTCTGAACTATCTAAGCATTCAAACTCAAAAAATCTAAACTTATATAAGTTTAAACTCTGTTTGTAATCTTCAACAAATTTATTAAATTTCTTTTGTTGTTTCTTTTCTTCTTCGATTGGATCTGGTTCTTCAATCGGTTCTGGACAAAAATCAGCATAAGCAGGATGAGACTCTTTACCCATCTTGACGATATTACCGTCCTTGTCTTTTTGATCCATTAGTGGCAAATCACCCTCTTTTAACATCCTCTCGAATATTAAACCATAACCTTGTTTTAAAATAAGTTCAGCTGCTGGATTATTAGTATGTGTTGCACCAAAGGGCGTTTGTGCCAAACCTTTTGTAGCTTCAATATATCTTTCAGCCACTCTAACCCCAAAATCATATCGACCGCTTAACGGGTTTAAATTAATAGCATTAATCATCGCTGCAGCATTAGTAGTTAGTGCAGCATTAGCAGGATTACCAGGTTTAACTGATTCAACCAATTCTTTTGAAGGAGGAAAAATAGGAATTTGATCTTTACCGACTTTTGGTAGATCATATGAAACTAATGCACCGCCAGGTTTAGTAAACGATTGTCCTGCTATATCAGACGCTAATGCTGGTATGAATGTTGGCCAAAGTGCAGGCATGTTTATTTATTCTTTTGTTGATAGTTAATATGAGTGCTCGATAATTTTCCTACTGTTGTTGGAGTTGGTGGCATTGGAGGTCCAGAAGGACCCACTCCTGTTGGATGGATGTGTGCGTTATAATCATCCAACCACATTTGTAACCAATCTTGTAGAGATTGACCTCTAACTGCTGGCTCTGTCTCATCTGCACCAGGTTCACCTGTATTTGAAACGAATATATCACCACAGTCCAAGAACATTTTAGCATCTGTGCTAATTTTTATAAACCCTTCTTCGTCCATTTGAATGATTGGGCGCTCTTTGGCACCGCTACCTCTTGTGATAACTAAACCATCTTCAGGAGAATGATAGATCCTTACGTTGCGCACAGCATCGTATACTAGCGATATAACATCATGTGGTTTATCGGAAACTTCTAAAATATCTGACTTAAGATCTGTGTTTTGATCTATTTGAAACCAATACTCTGGATGGTAAATGTTACCGTTGTCAAAACGAACTGCAACAATATCACCAACCCTCGGTACTGCATGTGCACCAACTTGATCTCTATTCATAGGAGTTGCCCATGGAATTGCATCATCAGTCAGTTTATCAAATTTACCATAAACTTTAACTCTACATCTTCCATTTAAAAGAGGATCTTCGTTAACTACAACTTCTCCAAGCCAGTGTTGATCCCTTAAGTTATCTTTAAAAAGTTCATCAGCCATTATTCGTATACGTTTTCGTTAAGTGAATTATCTGTGCTACTGTCAACGCCTGGTGTATAAACTCTTTCGCCTAAGTTTCCGTCTGGGCTACTATCAACAGCAGGGCCGTCGTACATGTTATTAGGAGTAATATTACCTTTTTCAGGTTTATTAGATTTACTCTGTGTAAACTGTCTAGCTAAATTTACCACACCATTAATACTACCAGTTTCAAGAGCGGTGTTAATATCACTGAGTGTTCCTAATGCTCCGCTAGCACCGTGGACATTATCTAAAATCAGTGCCTTTACTTTATCCATACCAGCGTTCGCCAAACTAGCTGCCGCGCCTGTTAATCTCTCAGGATAAACAGCACCCATTGGATTTTTACCAAAACCAGGCAAACCGTTTTTTAAATTATTAAATCTGTTTACCAAAGAACCCGCGATACCATTTACCTTATCACTAATTGCATTTTGTGCATTTGCTAGTGGATTAAATGGAGACTCTGGATATAAATCATCTCCGGGTTTTGCTTTAGGTATAAGGTCTTTATCATCAGTAACTAATGATATATTTTCTCCAAACTTTTGATTAGTTAATAATGCAGTTTCCCATGTAAAACTTAATTTAGGTTTCTTTAACTCAGGCATCTTAGAGGCATCTGCAAACATATCTGCAATTGAATCTTGTTGCCATTCACAGTGACCCAATTCAAACATCAAATAAGGTCTAGCATCAGCCGAAAATTGAGATACTAATGCCTTATCAAATTCTTTGCCACTTTTATAAGTTGCTGTCTCATAACCTTTGGCTCTTGGAATAATATTAGCAGATTTGCCTTCTTTGTTTTGAGACATTGGTGATCCATATAAATCTAAATCCCTTGCACCGATATCTTGTTGAAATGTTCTAACCTCGGACATTACTATCCAAACCCTAAAACGTCTTAAGTTTTTAGGTAGTACTTCAAGATATCTTTCATAATCATAACACGCCTTTTTATACAAAGACATTAGACCGATTGCAGTTAACTCAATATTCTCTTCTAAACACTCAATATCAATATTAGGTTTTTCAGAACCTCGCCACGGCTCTTTCATCTCGCCGTAAGCCATAACCTTTTCTAGACCGCTAACCTTTTGCCAAAACCAGGGCATTTCACTATTAATCTTCAATAAAACCTTTTTAAAGTTTTCAAGATATGCAGCGTAGTTAGTTCCCATTGGACCATCAACAAATCTTTCTAAATACTCTTTTGCAGGACCTGACATCAAAGGAGAGTGCTCCTTATCTACAGTATCGAACATAAGAAAAAAACTAAGATAAGTCGGATCCTCGTTGATCTTTCTTAAAATAGAACCTTTTCTAAATTCATTAATATGTTTAAAATCTGCCATGAGTTATATATTCTATTTATTATGAACCACTGTTTTTAGATAAGTTATCAGCCTTTTCTTCATCACTTGCATCTTCTAAACCTGGTGGGTTAATTAGATTCTCAGTTCTAGTTGGCCATTCTCTTCTTAATAAAGTTACCACTTGCTTAGTACCTTCATCTGTATAAGTGTATACTATATCTTCTATTATGTAATATCCAGATAAAAAAGTATCCAACGCTTGTTTAGGTAATCTTTCTGGATCCATGTCTGGGTCTGCACCCAAATCAAATGGTTCGTCTTTGTCCATGCCGAGTTCTTTTTTATCTCCTTTGATTCTCTCATTTTGATAAATAGATTGCTCATCAACATGGTACATTAATACAGGTATCTTTTGGTATTTATATAATGATGGATTAAATGAGTTCAATGTAACTTCTAGTTTCATTTTTTGAACCTCCATCTCGTTTTGTTTATTATGTAATTGTGCAAACGCAGCATTAGGGTGAACATTACCTAAACCATCCTCACCAGCTTCTTGTCTACCAATATATTTATATTTAACTTGATCGACATGTCTAGTGTCATTCCTATTACCCCTCAACGGTTCTTCTAATTCCTTCAGATCATTACCACCTAATGGCTCAATTCTAAACTCTTGTTTTTTATTATCACCATTATTATCATAAATAGTAACCTCTCTAGCATACCCAGCAACAGTACTGATTGCATTTGCATTGTTTATAATCTTATTAGATTCAATAAACGCGTTATTACCCATAAACGCAATGTGGTTTGTTAATAATAAAGGAACCTCTATGTCATTACCAGTGCCACCTTCTTCAGCTTCTTTGGCTGACTTAGCATCGGGTGTCATAGACTCAGCTGCAGATGCCAATGATTCAGCAAACTCTGAAATTGGAGGATTTGGAGAATTGAATAAAGCATTAACATCAACATAGTTGAGATAATAATATGAATCAATCCACCACTTTTGAAATGATTCCTCACCAACATAACTATTTTTAATAATGGAGTGTATGAAATCTATATAAGGTGTATATGCCATTATTCTAGATTGAGAATCATTTGCGGCATCTATGTTTGTTGCCATTCCAAGTTCTAAATCCCTAGCAACTTGTTCTATGTGGTCTAATGAAGTACCATTTTCAAAATTAACACAATCTTCAGCAAATAGTCTAGGAATTTTACAGTGACCTTCTATTGTAAACGTAGCAGCTTGAATATTACCTTGTTTTGGTGCACTACATTCGGTTATGTCAAAATCCATATGAATAGATTTGAACGTCTCTTGGTTTTTAGAATTAATTAATACTGTAAAAAAATCACCATCTCTAGGATAACTACCAACACCAAATTTACCAGAACTATCTTGTAATACTAAGCTACAAGTAGGCACTACTTCAGTTAAGTTTAGCTCAAATAAAGTAACATCACTTGGTTTAAACTGATATCCATTGATAAGAATCATCGGCTGAAGTGTCGCTATAACCGAAGTTTGCTTGTAATCAGACTCATCTGGTTTTTCTTCAGCTAATGCATCGATTTTTATTTCAGCTGGTCTAATAGCCGGTTCGACTACTGCTAATATATTGTTTGCTAATTCCATATTTATTATTTAGCGCAAGGTGAATCCGGTGAATCTGCCGGGTTATTATTTGTAGAGGCTGGTCCTGTGCCATCTGGTTTAGTACCGCCCTTTGTATCGGCAACGTCTGTTTTAGTACCACCTGTACCAGAACCAGTACCTGTACCTCCAGCACCTGTACCTCCAGCACCTGTACCAGAACCTGCACCTCCAGCACCTGCACCTGATCTTAAACCACTGCCAGCTACCAATAATTCTTCATATAATTTATCTTCATTGACAACTGCTGGTCCATTCTCAACCTGCAAAGTATCCGACGTATCGATAATGATATCGTCCCCAGTAGTCTTAATTACTTTAACATCATCTTTAACCATATCACTTAAAATAGAATTTACAACAGGATCGGTTTGTGTGTGCATACCCAATCTAACATTAGTGCCATCAAATTCATAATTCTTTTTACCAACCGGTATTACGTTAGGTGGTAATAAAGTTTCCTTATTGTATTTTTTCTTAAGTGCTTCTAATCTTCTTTGATCAGTTTTACTTAATCTCTTAGTCTGTATGAACTGGTTCTTAATTGGATTATCCTCATACATCGCAGGAGTCTCTAACTTATAATATGGAATCGTATCCATTGGAATATAAAGTGTTTCACCTGGCATAATAGAAAAAGGATCTGAGATACCGTTAAACTTCATAATTATATCTAAACCAGAAGCAGAGTTATAGTATTCTACCGCAATTAAATCAGGTCTAACTATTTCATCTTCTCTAACAATATGTACTGCAGCTAACTGATACTCATTAGGATCTAAAGTTCTAAAGAGCATAGTAGGTTGTGCTAACAATAACTTAGTCTTGTCAGTATTTAACTTCTTATTTTTAAATATCTTAAAGTTCATGTTTAATTATTATTTTATCCAGCAGACATATCAGATAGTCTACTAACGTAAGGTGCATTTCCAATATTGGTACCTGATTTTCCGCCATATGCATTTACATTAACCATAGCCTCGATGTCTAGACCTTCGCCTTCTCCCCATTCAGGTTGTAAATACATTCTACCTCGACCTGCGTTAAACATTGATTCAATTTCAGTTTTATCTCTTGGTCTACCTGGCTTTAGCGTGATTTCAACTTTCATTTTAGTTGGAAATCCTTCAAAACCTAAAGGACCTTCAAAACTAATATCAGTGTCCTGTAACGCTAGGTTACCACAGACCATGATGGGATTCATTGGATTACCAATAGTTACGTGCCACTGCCCGGTCGGATCACCTGTTAAGAATGCTTTAATAACATCCCCACCAGAAGGTCCACCTAAAAGTTTCATTAGACCACCACCAACAATATTTTCAAGAATACTAGAATCTCCCAATATTTTATTAATTCCTGCACCACTTTTTATATTACCTGCGGTTTTCTTTAATTGATCCATAAAGTTTCCACCCATACCAGCTAAGGTATCTGCAATAGAGCCTAGATAACCAGCATAGTCGCCCGATGCTAATTTACTCATATCACCGAATGGTTTACCAGTTGAACCAGAACCACTAAATCTAGTAGCTCCACCCCAGAACGGTGCAGTATTATATGTTAAAGCTAATACGTTAGCTAATGTATCCATAAATGCCACTTTCGGACTAGTACCTGGATAAGACTTAAGATCATAGTGAAAAGTTAACTTAAACTCTTGTTCAAATTTAAGACCCTTTCCTCTAGCTAATACATTATCTATAATATTAAGAGGTCCAAATACTTTATTAGGATAGGTTTCTTTAGCATGATCTACATTACCTTGTGCTCTAAGATTTTTAGCCTGCACTGATGTGAATCCATTTAAACCCGATTCTATTGCAGATCCAACAGAGCTACCAGCGATTGCCGCCCCAACAGCACCTCTATCCGAAGATCTAGACTGTGCTTCTTGTATCTCTGATTTAGCTTCTTCCCATTTAAAACCTGTTTTAAATTTAAGAATTTCTTTTAGGTCATTACCTAACGCAGGCGATAACCAAGTTACAGCTCTTGCCAAGTCTGGAGAACTTACATCAATTGGTTCCTTTCCGTCCGAACCCTGTTGCTTAGGACTTAATAAGTCATCACCAACTGGATATGCAAACCTTCTAAGAGTAATTAAATAATCATTAGATATCTGACCATAGTGTTCCATTTGAATAAAATCACTATAGCTATATGAGAAGGATTCACCACCGCTATGTCTTGCATATTCAACTATGTTATTAGCAGTGGGTACCATTTGTGTACCCCCGGCTCCGTATTTCATCACAGGTCTATTATAATCAATACTATTGGTGGGGTCTTTTGAAAAGTTTTCCTGCCCAGCACGATTAGCATATCTATGTAAAGTCCAGTTATTAAATAAACTTCGAGGTGCCTTTCCAAGATTAATCGTATCGCCTTTGTCCTCTACTTTAGAACCACTTTCACCCGAGACAACTTTATTTATGGCATATGATCTTGAATCCCTACCATCTTGGTAAAGTGACTCTTTAGGTTGTTCATCGCCGAATAAATTTTCAGTATTTAATGTAGTTTTACCCTTACCCTTTAAATCTTCTGGTGGAGGTGGAGTTCCACCTAATGCACCGGCTTTGGGTGTTTTAGTTTTAACCTCTTTGCCGGCTTTGACATCGTCATAAAGGTACTCAACAGTACCAAGACCCGTAGTTTTATCAATTACGTTTAGTACTTTTTTAAATATAAAATTAGCGTCGTCTACTATTCCTGACATATCTGTGAATATTCTTTTTTATATATATCTACCTAATATGGTAGGATAATATATTTAGACCCACTCTGCGCCGTCCATTTCGTCAGTTTCAGGTCTATATAGTAGATTATCAGACCATTTGGGATCTTTGGGGTATTTATCTCCTAAAAATTTTTGGAGAGATTTGACATATTCACCTTTAGTGTGCCAGTAGAATTCACCATCTTTATAGACAGATCTATTAACAAGCTCATACAGTTCTTTAAGTTTAAGTTCTACATGAAACGTTTGTATTTTATTAAACAGCGTTTCCTGTTCAGCCCTAGTTCTTGTACAGAAGACTGAATCAACTATTATAAGATATTGTTTCCATTTAGCACCATTAAAAATATTATTTTCAATATCATTAACAGTCGGGTACAATGCTCTCTTAAGATTAATTTTAGTATCTCTACCCTCAAAGTCTTTTATAAATCTACCGCCAAAAAGATTCTTCTTTAGGAAGTATACATTATCATAAAATCTTTTAATTCTAATCTGGTATTGTGGATTAACGTCATCGAATTTAACGTCATAAATAGTTGCTCTAACAGGAATTAGAACATTAGGTTGTTGTGTAGTTGAAATAAGGGCATGGATTTGATCACCCTTTGCAAATAGCTGGTGTTTAATCATTGTCTATAAATCTAACATTATCAAACTTGCTTAAAACACCACTTTTGGGATAATCGCATCTGTTAATAACGAGTAGATCTAATTCACATGGATCAACTATCATATCATTGATAAAATCCCTAAAATTGTTTACAGTCTCTGCATTCAAAGTTTTAAACATATAGAGGATCTTGACATCTTCTTTATCATCAAGATCCTCTAATACTTTTTCTATACTCTTTCTAATGTAAATAGAAATAATTATATTAGAAGGCTCCGCGCTACTAGGATCACTTTTAACTAATCTGTTAAAAATATCATAATAAGAAACAGAGAGATCATAGTCACCTGCTTTAGATAACTTATCAAACTCTGTTCTTGTCTTGCACCAAACTCCTTCTATTTTCAAATTCATCCGTTTAACATAGACTCCAATCTTTTGACCTCTTTCTGTAAGACTTGGATCTTATTTTTAATTTCGCTTTCAGAACCCTTATATTGTGCACCCCATCCCATTGTAATTCTAACAAGATCTGGATCCAACTCGGTTCCTACATCCATACCTAGATCAAATATTAAATCTTTTAAAAATTTAACTTGATTAGATCGCTTCATCGGTCCTTCAAATTCATAGACATGTCTAGATTCAAACTCTTCTCCACCCCCATTTACATTGTCATCAACAAGAGTCTTGATAACACCATTATCTGCTGGTTCAATACCGATACTTAGCATAACTCGTGTTTTATTTTCTAGAAGCTAAACTAGCTTTAGCTTTTTTCATTAATTCCTTTGCCTCATTTTTATCTTCACGATAAGTGGCTTTATTTTTGGTAAAAAAGATTGCAGCTGCTTCCTCTAACATATTGATCTCATCTGCATTATAACCCATATCATACCATGTTTCTTTCATGTTGGCTAATTTAGCCTCAAATACTTCTTCCCATTGCTTTTCGATTTTAGCACGTCTGATGTCCTGGATTCGTTGTCCAGTTTTAATATTCTCTGCACGAAAATTAGCCCTAGTTGGATCAAAGAATGATAACTTACTAAGGTATCTTAATACACCTTGTTGTTTTAACCTACGTCTACGTTCTCTGCGATTAGGAATTTCCTGATTCTGTTGAGTTTGTGTTGCTTCTGGTTGTTGTGTTGCTTGTTCTTCCATTATTGTAATAATTAGTAATAAATGTTTCGATTTGTTCTTTTAGTTCGTCTCTTAAATTATCTATCTGATTTTCTACGAGCGCTGCAATTTGTGAGTTTAGATCCTTTTTAGTAATATCCATTTGATCTTTAAGAAGAGCATAAACTTCTTTAGAAGGCAAGTTTACTTTAATAGGTAAGTCTGCACGATTTTTAGTACTCATCTTCTTAAGTAGTTCCATCATCACATTGATTTCTTGTGCTGGTTCTGGATCTCTTCGAGGTCTAACAGGAGTTGCATCAGTAGGTTCTACATCTCTTCGTGGTCTAACTGGTGTTGCACCAGTAGGATCGATATAAGTTGTAATTCCACCAAAATCTTTAGCAATCATATCAGCCTGGTCGGCTGTACTTGCAGGTAATAAAAACTCATTAATCAATGATCTATTACACTGAGTACCATCTGTAAAAATAACCCATTTTGGATCATTCTTATCTGGGTCAACCTTTACTACTTGACCAACCCTTTCGGATTTAATCCAAACGTAAAATTGACCTTCTTCCATTTCTTGTTGTTTAGCCATGAATTTATTTTTTAATATCTGTAATAGCCTCATTTTTTACAAATATTGGTTTACTATTATATGCAGCATCTGTAAAAGGTTTAATAAAAGCATCTGACTCAGTAGATCCTATAACGGCATCGGACTTTTGAAATCGTCTTAACCAATGTTTGCCAAACTCTTCTTCTCCGATTTCTTTTAATTGTCTTTTTAGATTTTCTACTTCAGGTAGAAATAATTTGTTAAATCCCATTTAATTTTTTTTAATAGTTTTTGTTCTTGTATTAGTTGTTCTCGTACGCGTGTTTTGCGTACTATTAGATCTTGTGTTTCTTGGAGTTATCGTATTGCCACTATTTCTAGAAGGAGAGACCGGTACGGTTCTTATAGGTAAATTAACATCAGAATTTCTTCTAGGAGTTCTAATTGGTCTGACATTATTTTGTATTGTACGAGTTCTAGTTGGCTGGACTCTAATCGGCGTTGAGTTGTTCCTTATTGACCTAGGCGTTACATTAGTTCTGGTTCTAGTTGGAGTTGTTCTATTAACTCTTCTAACTGGAGATGTTGTTTCCCATCTTCCAGAACTATTAGTTGCTCTACGACCTCTATATACATTTCTATCTCTATACCAATTATAGTTTCCATAGTAAACATTACCCATCCAATTATTATATCCCCATCTATCATATCCAAATGGAGACCATCTATATGGAGTGTACCCCCAATAATTATAACCAAATCTAGGGTTCCACGTTTGGTTATTCCAGTAGCTGTAACCGCCCCAACTCCAATTAAACATAGAAGCTCTCACAAAACCATCGCTAGGTCTGCACCAATATGGGCTGTATGTAAAATCCGACCAATCGTTTAAATCATGAAATCCATGAATTCTACAATGAACCCAATTTCCACCAAATGAAAGTCCTAAATCTTGGGGATCTAAATTTTTAAATGTGTCAAAGTTGCTTGTGAATGTTTTTACTTCAATCGGACTAGATACATTCAATGACTGTCTTTGTGCAGCGTAATTTAATGTGGCAATTCTAAAATCCAAAGAAGCACAACTACTCATAAGTAAAGCTAATGTACCTACAGCTAAAATCTTTAACATTATAGTTACCTTATCCGCATTACTAAGTCTATTTAAAAATCCTTTCATAATAGTGTGGTTTTATTTTATAGTTTTGACCCGGTCCATAAAACTAGGAGGGAAAAATCCCTGTTTATTTATCAGACTTCTAAAGCAAGCATCCAGGACATATGTCACTGCCCAATCATCTTTACTTCTAACCGATCGACCAACACCTTGCATTATCGAAATGCCAGTTTTCCAATCATACCACTCGTTAGATGTCTGCATTTTAGCTTTGATCAACGGATCGCCTAACGATGGATATGGTACTTTAAAGAAAATTTGAAAACGACTAGTATCATCTTTAAGATCGAGACCTTCTAATAATGAAGGTCCCATTAAGACTGCGTCCTCTTTCTTTTTAAATAATTCTAACATATCAGCCTTTTGTTTAGAGTTCTCATAGTCCATCAATCTAAAGGTGTGTTTGCTATTAGACTTAATGTAGTTCATAAACTCATATGATCCACAGTGAATAATACCACGCTGACCTTTGTGCTTACTAATAATTTGATCCATGATCTCTACCACTTTAGGCAGACTCTCTTCGCGTTCTCTGAATGAGAGCTTATGGCGATTAATAAAAACCACAGGTGATTTGTCATAGTTAAATGCGTTGTCCATTCTAATGAACTTAGCGTTCTTAATACCCATGATTCTAACGAATGATCTAGGGTCACCAATAGTTGCACTCATAAAGACTTTAAAATTAGCTTTTTCGTGCAGGTATTTATTAATCATTAGACTCTCTTCAACACACATAAATTTAGACTCGTGTTCGTTTTGATCCAAGACCATCTTACTAACACCAACCTCTTTAATTAGGTTAATATAATCTTCAAGCTTACATTGTACATCTTTAAGTCTATCAAAGTGACCGAATGATGTTTGCCAATCTTTAGGCACGCCAGTATTCCCGTAACGTTGTTTAGCTACTTTATTAGCAACCCTCCTAACTGTACCAAAGCCGCGTAAGATTTTTTCAAATTCGCCCATTGCACTAAAAACCTCATTCCTATCACCAGTCATCATATGATTGACTAAAGATTGGATCTTATTTTTGGTATATGTTGCTTCTTGAAAACCTTGTTTACTAGCGAAACGATTAACTGTCATCATTCTATCAACTATACCAGGTTCAATGCGAGGACTGAAATGGCTCTGTACAATATCATCTATGCGATGTGCTTCGTCGAAAAAGACAAAGTCTCGCTGCTCGAATGGAACTGTTCGTTCTTCTTGTAACATTTTAGCCTCAACGTAATTTCTTTGAATTAGCCAAAATGAATAATTAAGTAGTGATATAGGCTGATCGATTGCTCTGCGTCTATTTTGTAAATACTCACATGAATTATAACAAGACAATTTTTCAGCCTGCTCATACCCCATACCCTTTAACTTACAGTCACCTAATGAAAAGGGCAAACCATTTACTGAGCATTCATAATTATCAACACCTTTGATTGAAGGCCAACGTAAACCATACTTATAA